GTCTTTTAAATATACTACACTAGAAGGTGGGCAAGTAGAACAAGCAGAAATAGAACAAGCTAAAAAAGATTTAGATGAAAGAACATTTAGACAAGAATATTTAGCATCATTTGAAACTTATGCTGGAGTTGTTTATTATAATTTTGACAGGGAGATAAATATTAAAGAATGTAAGTATGATAAAGATGCAATCATACACTTGGGAATGGATTTTAATATTGATCCGATGAGTGCTTGTTTATTTCACATTAAGAATAATATTGTAGAAGTATTTGATGAAATAGTTATTTACAGCTCTAATACTGATGAATTTATTGATGAATTATTTAGTAGGTACCCAAAACAAAAGATAGTTGTATATCCTGATCCAGCTAGTCGGCAACGCAAAACAAGTGCTGGTGGAAGAACCGACTTAACTATATTGCAAAATGCTGGTCTTAATGTTAAATGTAAAGCTAGTCACCCTTTAATAAGGGACAGAATTAACTCGGTTAATTCAAAATTAAAAAGTTTTGATGGAAAACGATCTCTATTTGTAGATCATTCTTGTAAAACACTAATAAATAGTTTAATGAAGCAAGTCTATAAAGAGGGTACAAATCAACCAGAAAAGAATAATGGTTACGATCACATGACTGATGCAATAGGTTACGCAATAGATTATTTATTTCCAATTACTTCCAACTTACCTAAATCAACACCTAAAAGATTTTCATAATGTCATATACACGTCAAGAAATAGAAATACAGCACCCACAATATTCAGGAATGATGAGAAGATGGGAATATTTTATAAGAAGTTATTTAGGTGGCAAAGAATACCATGATGGAAAATTCCTACAACAATACTTATTAGAATTAGAATCTGAATATTTAAAAAGACTTAACTACACTCCATTAGATAACCACGCAAGAAACGTAATAGATATTTATTCTTCATTCCTATTTAGAGTCCCACCAACTAGAGAACTTGGAACATTATCAGATGACCCTTCAGTAGATCAGTTTTTAAAAGATGCAGATTTTGAAGGCAGATCATTTAATGCTTTAATGAGAGAAGTACAAAACTATGCTTCTGTTTATGGTCATTGTTGGATTCTAGTAGATAAGCCATCTACGAATGTAATGACTCGTGCAGAAGAATTAGAACAAGGAATTAGACCATATATAAACATCTACACACCTGAGAATGTATTAGACTGGAAATACACAAGATCACCACAAGGATATTATTATTTAGAATATGTAAAAATTAGAGAGTCAATAGAATCAGATAAAGAATGTTATAAAATTTGGTACGAAGATAAAATTGATACAGTATTTCTTCCTTTAAATAATAGAGATGAACCAGTACTAGCTGAGTCTATTCCAAATCCTATTGGAAGAATCCCAGCAGTTATTTTATACAATCAAAGAAGTCCAATGCGAGGTATTGGAGTATCTGATTTAACTGACATAGCTGATTTACAAAAATCTATTTACAATGAACTATCTGAGATTGAACAAATTATTAGAATATCAAATCACCCAAGCTTAGTTAAGACAAGAGATACTGAAGCTGTTGGTGGTGCAGGAAGTATAATTGAAATACCTGATAACTTAGATGCAAACTTAAAACCTTATATCTTACAACCAAGTGGAAGTAATTTAGATGGAGTTATAAAATCTATTATGCACAAAGTAGATGCAATCAATAGACTAAGTCATGTTGGGGCAATCAGATCAACTGGTGAAAGAGTACAATCTGGTATCGCACTAAGAACTGAGTTCCAATTATTAAATGCTAGACTTGCACAAAAAGCAAAACTAATGGAACTTGCTGAAGAACAAATTTGGAGACTATTTGCACTATGGCAAGAAACAGTATTTGATGGCGAGATCGTATATCCTGAGTCATTTGATATTAGAGATTGGGCAACTGATTTAGAATTATTACAAACTGCAAAAGCTTCTAATGTTAAATCATCTACATTCAATAAAGAAATAGATAAACAAATAGCTAGAACAGTAATTGAAGATGATGAGACTTTAGTTGCTATTGATGAAGAAATAGATCAGAACACAACTGCTATTGGTGAGTTCCCACAACAACCTATAACATTACCTACAATTTAATGTGGCACAAGATTTATTACAGCAACTTCAAAGCATAAGAGAAAAATCAGTAGATTCTTTACAAGCACAACATCAAAGACTTTTAAATGATACTCTTAAAACATTAGAGCAAAGAGTAGTACAATCAGTATCAGAACTTCCAATAAGAGATGGTGCATTATTTAATACAAGACTTGCGATTGAGATAAGACCAAAATTACAACAAGCAATAGAAGAACTTTATTTAGCTAAGGTACAAACATTAGTAAATGATTACGATAAGATAGCAGGAACTATTGTAGCAACTTATAGTAAGCTTCCTATTCCTGCTGAGTTCAAACAAATAACTGAAGCTGATTTAGTAACTATTCAACAGTTAAAGAAAATAGCATTTACACAATTCCAAAATCTAGCAACTGAATTTACTAACACATTGGCATCAGAAATTTATCAATCAACATTAGTTGGTAAACCTTTTGCAGATGTAGTAGATACTATTAGAGCAAAAATTAATGGAATATACCAACAAGCAGATACAGTTAAGCAACAAGAACTTGTGGACTTTATTCAGAAACAAAAAATCGCTGGTAAAACAAACACAGAAGATTTTAAAACAGCAGTAGATGAACTTAAACAAACTTATGGTTCTACTGTTACAGGAGATAACTTATCAGCTTATTCAGGACAAATAGTCCAAGATGCTTTAATGGGATTTGATGGACAGTTTGCAAAGTTTAGAGCAGATGAATTAGGATTAACTAAGTATATTTATTATGGAAGTATTATAAGAGATAGTAGAGATTTCTGCGTAGAACACGTAAACAAAGTATTTACAGAAGAAGAAGCTAGAGCATTATGGCAAAGAGAGTGGCAAGGTAAATCTGGTAGCGACCCATTTATTGATAGAGGTGGATATAATTGTCGTCATCATTGGCAACCAGTAGATACTGATTGGGGTACTATTAAAGAAGATGGTACTTTTGAATACACAATAGATTAGAACATTTTAGCAACAACTTTGTTGCATTTTTACAATTATCTTGATAATTGACAATTATAACAATATAGAAGGAGAACAAACAATGAACGACCAAGTAAAACAAGAGTCGGTTGAGAACACAGCAACTCAAACAAATGCTGGAACAGAAGTTTCTACAAATCAAGAAGCTGAGAACAAAGTTTTTACTGCCGATCAGTTAGAACAAATAGTTCAAAGAAGATTAGACAGATATAAAAAATCTGTTTCTAATAAACTTGATGGAATAGACATTGATGAAGCTAAAAAGCTTATTCAAGAGAAAAAAGAAAAGGAACTTGAAATCGCTAAACAACGTGGTGAGTTTGATAAAGTTCTGAAGGAAACAGTATCAAAAAAGGATTCAAAAATTCAATCGTTGGAGTCTGAATTAAAAAGGATTCGTATAGACGAAACTTTAGTCAATGTAGCTAGTGGAATGAAAGCTGTAAAACCAGCAGAAGTTAAACAACTACTAAGATCAAATGTTAGACTAAACGATCAAGGTTCTACTGAAGTTATAAACGAAGATGGAACTCCTAGATATTCAGAAAAAGGCGACCCAATGTCAGTTAATGAATTGGTAGCCGAATATTTAAAAAACAATCCCCATCATGTTCTTGCAACACAAAGTGGTGCAGGTAGCAAAGGTCAGATTGGTGGTGCTACTCCAAAGCAAATAAATATTGGTGATCTTGATTTAAATAATCCAAACGACAGAAAATTATATTCTGAAATGAGGAAACAAAGAGATCAGGGTGTATTTAAAATGAAACTAACAACTAAACAAAACTAAAATAAAAACATGGCAAACGAAACAACAAGTTCAACTTTAAGTGAACTATTTACGAATATAACTCAAGAAGCTATATTCACATTCCAAGAGACTTCAGTAATGAGACCTCTTGTAACAACATACCCAATAGTTGGTTCAGGAAAAACAGTAGAAGTTCCTGTGTACCCAGCTATTACAGCATCAGCAGTAAACGAAGCTACTGATTTATCTAACACAGCAGTAAACCCAACATCACAAACTATCACAGCTAGTGAAGTTGGAGTTATGACAAGTTTGACGGATCTTGGTAGAGACGCAGCAGGTCGTAACGTAGGTGCTGACATCGGAAAATTATTCGGTGAAGCTATTGCTAAAAAAGTTGATACTGATTTAGTAAATAGATTTGTATCTTTTACAACAAACGAAGTGGGTGCTGCGGCAGTAGAATTAGATGCAGATCTAATTTTCAAAGCTGTTGCTAAACTAAGAATGTTGAATGTACCTGCCCCTTACTATGGTGTATTTCACCCTAGAGCAGTTTACAATCTAAAGAAAACATTAACTCAAGCTGGTTATAATACAAATGCAAACGCAATATCAGATATTGGAAATGAAATTTTAAGAAATAATTTCGTTGGTTCAGTAGCTGGTGTTCAAATATTTGAAAATGCAAATATTACTCCAGATGCTAGTGATGATGCTTATGGTGCAGTATTTCACCCAATCGCTTTAGGTCTAGCACTTAAAGAAGATTTCAAAGTGGAAACACAAAGAGATGCTTCTCTAAGAGCAACTGAAATCGTAGCAAGTATTACATACGGAACTGGTGCTGTTAAACAGGACTATGGTTGTGCAGTAATAACTGATACTACTATCTAATTAAGACAATCGGTGGGGTGTAAAAGCCCCACCAACTAATTATGAAACAGATAGACAGTCCAAAAACTATTCTACATTTTAAGAATAAGGATTATGTTTATCGCTATGTGTTAGTTGATAGATTTAAAAATACATCAACAATACATTATGGTTTTGACAAAGAACTAGAGAGAACTGAAGCAGAAATATTTGCTAAAGTAACTCCTAGAAAATTAAGAAGAAAATATATTATAAAGGATTAACATGGCAAATTTTTCAGTAGACGCAGATTTAACATTTTACCAACCAGATATTTTAACTTTTGGAATAGCAAGTTTTACTTCTCCAAATGATTACCACGCACAAGCAAGAGCAGATATTGAAAGAGATTTAAGAATAAAATGGTTCTCAGTTTATCAAAAAGAAACTTATAGAGATATTGCAATCCTAAACACAACTGAAATGGACGCAACATTACTAACTGATGCACAATTTAAAAGAGCAAGTGTTTATAGAGTAATTGGTTTTTATGCTTGTCCACAATTAACTAAATTTAATTCAAACGATAACCCTGATAGATTCCAAGTTATGATGAAACACTACCAACAACTTTATGCTTCAGAATTTGAATTGATATTAAGAGATGGTGTTGAGTATGATGCTGACAATTCTAATACAATCGCTGATGCAGAAAAAGAACCTTATCATAGACTTAAACTAATTAGATGAAATTAACTGTTGAAGATAATTCATTACAAGTTGCTAAGAACTTTGAAAAACAAGTAAGAGAACAACCACAAATAGTTAAGACAGCATTAGGTAGAACTGCTGAGTTCTTAATGGGTATTATTAAACAAAGAACTACTAAAGGCATGAATGCAGATGGTAATTCATTTCCACCATACACAGAAGCTTATAAAACATTTAGACAAAATGCTGGGCGACAAACACAATTCCCTGATTTAACTTTTTCAGGACAAATGCTATCTAATATTATACAGAAGTCATCACCAACAGAAGCAATTATTTACTTTGCTAACAAATTTCAAAACACTAAAGCACTAGGCAATCAAAAGAAAAGAAAGTTCTTCGCTATTGGTGCAAGAGAAATAAAACCTATTATGAATGTATTTATGAGAGAATATAATAAACTTAGCAAGATATGAGTAAAAGAGAAGATATAGCATCTAATATAGTAACAGCAATTTCAACTGGTACATCTCCTATAACTTTAAAGAAAGTTACTAGAGAACCATTTAACGTAGATGAGTTATCTGAACAACAATATCCAGCTTGTTTCGTACAATCAGGAAATGAAACTAGATCAGATCAAACAATAAGTTTTACTAGTGCATTAAGAGAAGCAGTAGCAGATTATGTAATCGTTGGTTATGTTAAAGGAACTCCAACAAATATTGACACAAAAAGAAACGAATTAATTACAACGATTGAAACTAGACTAAATTCTGATAGAACACGTGGTGGGTTCGCAAAACAAACTCAAGTAGTAGAAGTATCTACTGATGAGGGTGTCTTGTTCCCAGTTGGTGGTATCAGAATGGTTGTGCGAGTTATGTATCAATACACTTCTGGCACTCCCTAATATAAACAAACAAGGAAACAAATATGGCAACACATACTGGCTCAGAAGGAAACATTAAAATTGGTTCAACTATTTTGGGCGAATTAAGAAGTTACACTTTAGAATCTACATCAGATACTATTGAAGATACTTCATTAGGTGATACTAGCAGAACTTTCAAAACTGGATTAAAAGGTTTTTCAGGTTCAGCAAGTTTATTTTTTGACGAAGCAGATGCAGGACAATTATTAGTAACTGCTGGTTCATCAATAACTATAAACGTATCGCCAGAAGGTTCATCAACTGGAGATAAATATTTTTCTGGTTCTGCAATCGTAACTGGTTATAATCTAAGTGCATCTTTTGATGGAATGGTAGAAGCAGAAATGACATTTACTGGAAATGGTGAATTGACAGTTGGAACACACGGCTAATTAACATAAAAGGAAGAATATGAACGTAATAGATAGAGTGAAGGCACAATTTGAATCTTTAGGTATTAAAAAGATTGAGGTTGCTGAGTGGGGCGAGGAAGGCAAACCTTTAATAATATATTGCTCACCATTTACACTTGGTGAAAAAAGAAACCTATTTAAAGGTGCTAAGAATGATGATCTAGGAGTATTAGTAGATGCAATCGTTTTAAAAGCCAAAGACTCAGAAGGAAATAAAATATTTAAACTAGATGACAAGCTAACATTATTGAATAATGCTGATGCAAATGTTATAGCTAGAGTAGCAACAGAAATGTTAGCTGGTGTTTCTTACGAGGAAGCTGAAAAAAAGTAAGATTTGATTCGGAGTTGTATTCCATACTTGCTTTGGGTCAAGAATTAAAACTAAGTATGGAAGAAATCTTGTGTTTTACTCAAGATGAATTTTATTATTGGATAGCTTACTTTAAAGTGAAGGCAGAACGAGAGAAACAACAATATGGCAGATCAGCAACTAAATATAAGACTTAATGTTATAGACAATGCTTCAAAAGCTTTTGATTCCCTTAAAGGTTCAATATTTAATTTACGAAACGCATTAATAGGATTAGGAACTGGAGTAGCTTTCAAATCATTAGTTGATATTGGAAAACAAGCTGAACAAGCCAAAGCTAGATTAGCTTCATTAACTGGTAGCACTACACAAGGTGGTAGAGCATTTGACCAATTCACTAAATTTGCCATTGATGCAAAAGTACCATTAGAAGAAGTTATAGCTTCATCAAGAAAATTAATTGCTTTAGGAAGTTCACCAGAAAGATTAGCAAAAAATTTAGAAATAATTTCTAATATATCAGCACAAACTGGATTATCTTTTGAAACAACAGTAGATCAATTCGGAAAAGCAACTACAAAAGGTTTAAATAACGCAAGATTATTTGCAGATGAAAATATAAGAATATTATTAGGAATACCTAAGGGACTAGAAGTAAGTGGTAGAGATTCATTGAGATTGTTTGAAAGAGATTTTTCTTCAGGTGGAAGATTTGGTCAAGCTAATAAAAATATAAAAGATACATTATCAGGAACTATTATAGGTTTGCGAAATATATTTTTCTTATTTGCTAGTCAAATAACAACTGGTTTTTTTGGTGTATTAAAAAAACAATTAGGAGATTTAGAAGTTTTTTTTAATAATAATAAAAAATCAATAGCTGATTTTGCTAATAGCATTGGAACTATTTTAGGCGAAGCAGTTGTTTTAGCTGGTAAAGGTTTAAAGATTTTATATGATAATGCAAATTTACTAATAGGATTATTTGTTGGAAATTTAGTTTTAAAAGCTATTGATTCAGTAAGACTTTTAACAGTAGCTTTATTTGGTTTGGCTACTGTAATGGTTGCTAATCCAATAGGTGCATCAATAACTTTAATAGCTGGTGCAATATTATTAATTGCCACTAATTCTGAAAAAGCATCAAAAGGTCTTGATAATTTTAAAAAAAAATTAAAAGAAATACAAGATAGAAGCGATCCTTCTCAATTCAATGAAGTTGCAGAAGGATTAAATAATGTATTAGGAGTTGGAACACAACCTATTGCAGAAAGCATGAAAGAAATAAATTCAAGCTTTGAAGATTTTTTAGGTAATATAGAACAA